GCAACCGCCCAAACCCCAACGTCGTCAACTTCCGCCAGGGCCAGCTGCGCGCCATCGCCGCTGGCGTCGGTGTCAGCTACAGCAGCGCCGCGCGGGACTACAACGGCACCTTCAGCGCCCAGCGCCAGGAGCTGGTGGAGCAGTGGGTCAACTACGCCACCCTGGCCGACGAATTCACCGGCCAGTTCCTCCAGCCCTGGTACGAAAGCTGGGTGGCCATGTCCGCCCTCAGCAACGCCATCCCGGTGCCGGCCGACGTGGTGCCCGGCACCGAGAACGACGCCTACTTTGTCGCCCAGTCCATGCCGTGGATCGACCCCCTCAAAGAGGCCAACGCCTGGACCGCCCTGGTGCGCGCCGGCTTCGCCAGCGAGGTGGAAGTGCTGCGCAAGCGCGGCGTCAACCCCAGCGACATGCTGGAGCAGATCGACACCTGGCGCAAAGAGGCCAAAAAGCGCGGCATGGTCTTCACCAGCGACGGCGCCCACTCCGAAACCTCGGGCCAGTCCGGCGCCGCCACGTCGCCCGCTGGCGCCGCGGCTGCCGCCGCCACCCGGGCGTACCACGAAGCCATCTACGCCGCTGCCGCAAACCCCGCCTCCGCTGGCGGGCAAGACATCAACGCTGGCGTGTAACCCCACCCCCAAGCCATGGCTACCCAATACCCCACCATCCCCCACCGCCGAGGCGCTACCTTCAGCTACACAGGATTCGCCACGCTGCCCGCCGGCACCTGGACGGCCGCGTGCGCGCTGGAGACCTCCCTGGGCGCGCTGGTTGAAGCCCTCACCGTCACCCTCACGCCCCTGGGCACGCCAGGCCCCAACGGCGAGACGCACGCCATGCTGCTGGAGGCCCCCGCCACCAACAGCGCCGCCTGGCCGCTGGCCACGATCGTGGGCGACATCACGTTTACCGATAGCAACGGGGTGGTGCTCTGCAGCCCGCCGTTTGCCGTCGTCGTCCAGCGCGGGGTGACCAATGTCGCTTGAGGTGCCCATCAGCCTTGAGCCGCGCTACACCGTGCGCGTCAGCCTGGCCTCGCCCACCGGCGGCGCGCTGGTGCTGAAGCCCCCGCAGGACACACTGCTGGCGGAGTTGCAGGCCGTGCTGCGTGGGCCCAAGGGCGATGCGGGATCGAGCCTGGAATCCTATGTGGCAACGGTGTCGCTGTCCGGGCATGTGGCCCTCACCCTGGATGGTGCCGGCCATACGATCGCGGCCGATTGTCGAACCTCGACGCACGCGGCCACCGTGCTGGGTGTGTCTATCGGCGCCGCCTCGGCGGGGAGCCAGATCACGGTACGCGGCATTGGGTTGCTCGAATCACCAGGCTGGGGCCTCACGCCCGGCCTTCCCATCTACCTGGGCGAGTCCGGCGCGCTGGTCCAGGCGGTTCCTTCCTCCGCGCTTTTCATCAAGCAGATCGGCTATGCCCTTTCCGCATCGGCTGTGCTGATCGATATTCAACCTGCCATTTTTCTAACTTGAACCGGAGCTCCATATGGGAACAGCATCTACCAAGAAATTCATCAAGAACAACGCGGGCGCGCTGACCGAAGAGGCCGCGCTCACCACTTCGGCCGGCGTGGGCGACGCGGACAAGATCCCGGCCCTCAACGCCAGTGGCATCCTGGACGACAGCATCCTGAATGCCAGCGCTGCCAGTGCCGCCAACAAGGTCGTGAAGATGAACGGCAGCGGCGTCATCGCCCCGGCCGTGCTCAATGCGGTCAACGCCAGCGCGGGCGCAGGGGACGCGGCCAAGGTGGTGCAGCTCGACAGCTCGGGCCGCATCGACAGCACCATGATGCCCGTGGGCATTGGCGCGGACAGCGCGTCGATCACAACGTCCGAGGCCTTGTCGGCTGGCGACTTTGTGAACATCTGGAACAGCACGGGTGCCAAGGCGCGCAAGGCAGATGCCACGGTGGCCGGCAAAGAGGCGCACGGCTTCGTGCTGGTGGGTGTCGGCTCGGGGGCTGCCGCCACGGTGTACTTTGAAGGCACAAACACCGCAGTGACCGCACAGACGCCGGGCGCCGTGTTTCTGTCGACCACCGCCGGTCAGGCAGCTGCTGCTGCACCCACAGGTACGGGCAACGTGGTGCAGCGCATCGGCTTTGCCGTCAGCGCCACGGCGATCAACTTCCAGTCGCAACCGCCCATCACGCTGGCTTAAGCAATGGCCGAACGCAAACCCATCGTCACCATCGGCGGCGTGCTGCAGGAGCTTCCTGCTGCGGACAGCACGCCGGGGCAGGTTCCACGAGGGGGTGCCAAGGGCCAGTGGCTCCAGAAGGCAAGTGCAGCTGACTTCGATGACGGATGGACCAATACGGTGGCGTCCGACATCCTTGGAGGCGACCTCAAGCTGACCCGGATGATGTTCCAGGACTTCGGCTACACCTACTACAACAACGGGACAACCAACGCCCTTAACTTCACTAACGGCTCGCACCAGCGCTGGGCTCCGGCGACGGGTGCTCAAACCCTGTCGATCACCGCCTGGCCGCCGACCGGCAACATGGGCGAGCTGCTGATCGAGGGCGTGAACTTGGGTGCAGCCACCATTACCTGGCCGACGATCAACTGGATCAAGGCAGACGGAACTACGACCACGACCTTCTCGGCAAACGGTGTCACGTTGCAAGCCTCTGGCACCGATTGGGTGCTGCTCTGGACCCGCGACGGCGGCACGACGATCTACGGAAAGGTGCTTCGCTGATGTTGCTACGCCGAGCATTCAACCCAACGCCGAAGCCCATCACCGTTGTGTTTGGCGGCGTAACCGAATACACCACGCCTGGCAGCACCACCTTCACCGTGCCTGCCAGTGTGTATGAAATCAGTGGTGTTTGTGTTGGCGGCGGCGGCAGCGGAGCTGGGGGGGTGGCTTCTTCAGAGAACATCGGCGGCGGCGGCGGCGCGACAGCTTACCAGGCGTCTATGTCGGTCACGCCAGGGGAGTCGCTTGATGTTGTTGTTGGCTCCGGCGGGGCTTCGTCTGGATCGTCAGGTTCAAACAACGGAGGGGATACAAGCATAAGTCGATCTGGAACCGCGCTTTTGAAAGCCGGTGGAGGGAGCGGCGGGCTGACGGCGAGCGCCACGACCGATGAGGCGGCCGGTGGTGCGGTAATTGTTGGGTCTGGAGGGAATGGAGGGCCTTCCAAGGCCAATCCCTTTACGCTCTCCAATGACGCTGTCGGCGGTGGCGGGGCGGGCGGGTACTCTGGGTCTGGCGGCACCGGATGGGCGGCGAGTCCGCCAACCTCTGGGGAAGGAGGCGGCGGAGGGGGCGGCGGTAACTCTTGGTCGAAAGGCGGAGGGGGAGGGGGAGGCGTCGGAATCAAAGGATCGGGCTCTAATGGGTCTGCCGGATCGAACTCTCCCGGAGCAGAGGGCGGCGGCGGTGGGTCGCTTGGCGGAGCAGGCAGCAACGCATCCTCGCCGACCGGATCCAGCGGAGGCGCGTATGGAGGTGGGGGTGGGGGTGGTTTTGGCAATTCTCTTAGCGGGGCTGGAGGTTCTGGCGCAGCCGCAATCCGGTGGGGAACAAACAACCAGTACCCCATTCCGAAAGCCTATATCAAAGGTGCGGCATCTGCTGGCGCGACCTCGGTCACATTGCCGACCCACGTCACGGGAGACCTCATCATCGTCTTTGCGTACCGCGACGGCAACACAACACAACCGACGCTTCCCGCCGGGTTCACGGCGATTTCCAATGCGGCGGGTGCCAACACGAACTCAGCAACGCTGGGCTACAAGGTCGCCGCGTCTGGGTCTGAGACATCTGGCACCTGGACCAATGCCAGCGCGATCATGGCGGTGGTCATTGCCGGTCAAAACGCTTCACCCATTGGCGGCAGCGGTGTCGGTGGTACAGCAACCGCAACGGTGACTTATCCGACGCTGACGATGAGCGACACCAGCGGGAACAGCGTTGTGCTGTGTTTCTCTGGCCATCGGTCTGTCAATACAGCGCTTGAGAAACCTCCCATCGGGATGCTGAGAGTAGGCACATTTGTCAACGCTACCTGCGAGCTTGCCTGTCATGTCACAGATGGCGGCGTAACGAGTTTTTCCGCCAAAAACGTTTCCGTTGGTGGAACGGCGTCTGGCTGGATAGCCCATTCCGTGGAGATAAAAAAATGAGATTCCTTCGTATCGCCGAGAGGCTCACCTACCCGTTCGCCCTGGAAACGCTGGCGCTGGAAAACCCTAACGTGTCGTTCCCGGTGCTGCCTTCGGACGACGTTCTGGCCGAGTACGGCGTCTATTCCGTTGCGCCAACCGAGCCACCGGCCGGTCATGTGGGCGTCGATGTCCTGCCGGCCGACCCCGAGCTGGTCGATGGCCTCTGGTACGAGCGGTGGCGCGTGGAGCCCGTGGCGGCCGGCGAGTACCAGGCCAGGGTCGAGGGGTTGTGCGCGGAGATTGACGA